CCAGGCTTCTAGGCTATGCCCTTCTTCCCTAATAGGATTAAACAATCTTGATAAAACTAGAGTGTCTACTAACTTTTTATTGTACAGATCGACACCAGTAAGTTTTTTTATTACTGGTACATCAAAGCCAAGTATATTGTGTCCAATTAACTTATCTGCTCCTTTTAGCATTTGCAGCCCTTGATGTATCTCTGATGGGCCGTAAGTAAATTGTTCTTCTGTTTCAGTATTTAATACTGATAAACACCATATTCTTGAAGCTTTAATATCGTCTGTTTCTATGTCAAAAACATACGATTTCATAAGCTTTACCTCTTACCAAGGAATACGATCATCATAATCTTCCTCCTGTTTATAGTTATCTGACTTACTTTCCTTATCTTGATCTTGAATCTCTAACAATCTACCTGATTCTTTATCGTATTGTAAATAGGTAGCTACGCCTACTTCACCCGTATATCTAGACTTTAAAACTCTAAGTCTAGTTTTATGAGCTTCTTCTTCATTATCATGTTGCTGATTTCTTTCTAGTGCAATAACACAATCACTTATCTGAGCAATACCACCAGAACCTCTAAGATGAGATAGGTTTACTTGTGCTCCATTCTCATGCCCTGCATTACCTTCAAGCCTTCTTAGATGAGATACTAAGATTAATCCTGCACCTGTTTTCTCTACTATCTTTCTAAGCTCAGTCATAATCTTATCAATTAAGGAACGCTCATTCTTATCTTCTGAGGCAGCAACTATCATCTGTAAATGATCTACAACTATCCATTTACAACCACAGCCTACGATCATGTAGTTAATCTTAGACAATATTTGATCAAAGTTACTGGCCCCAAAGTGAGCATGTATCCATAATCTATCTTGATTATCTCCACCTAATACCTCATTAGCGAGATCTGAATACTTATCCTTACCATATTCTTCTCTCACATCATCTATATAAAGTCTTTTATCAGCCGCAATAGATAGAATACCATCTGCTGTACGCTCCCAACTTTCCTCTAAAGCAACAATACCTATCCTATGATCTGTATTATTTAATAACCAATACTCTATCTCTCTTACTACAGATGATTTACCTAGCCCAGTACCACCAGTAAAAGTAACTAGCTCTCCTTGTCTAAGACCATATAGTTTTTTGTTTAGTCCTTCCCAAGGATAAGGGATAGATTCTTTTTGCTCTCTAGTATTAAGCTTACTAATACTATTAGAAAGATTAATAACACCTGATGGGGTATAAGTCTGAGCCGCCCAGAAAGCTTTATTGAACTCTGTTACTTTACCTGCTTGTAACATTTCATTAGCATCTTTAAAACCATCAGGCAGTATTACTATTTTAGCCTTGCCTGGTATTAAATCAGCAGCTTTACGAGCAGCTTCTTTAGCTTTAGGCTCATTGTCATAGCAAATAAATACTTGTTTAAATGATTCAATAAACTGA